GAGAGAAAGTTCGATTAGTTGAAGGACTTGTTTAAGGTCCCTCTCCCTAGTCCACACTTTCATGGCTTTCTGTAGTAGGCTCCCGGCCTCGTCAATCGCCCCTCTATACCGTCTCATAAAGAGCGGTGTTAAGAGGTTTTTGAACCAAGACCGATACAACGGAGTTGGAATTCCTGAGAGGTGATCGAGCTCAAAGTACGGAGCTGATTTGATTTCCTTACCTCCCTTACCCTTACGGGCAGGTGAGATAAAGAGACCAGTCAGAACCGTCTTGAGACGACCCAACGCAGGCGCCAACACCGTGTCTACCGCCTCAGCCCAGATGACTCTGAAGAGTTTCTCTTCATTGTCATACTTCACCTTACCCTTGGCATCTCCTGTCATGGTGACAGCGAGATACCAGTCGAGAAGGGAAGCAGCACCAAAAGGTGCTCCGGGTCGTAGCAGTAAGAGCAGGCTTGAGGAAAGGAGACGAGGCAGACGTGTAAGCAAGCGATTACTCGCTGCTGACGCTGACTTGAATCCAATCCCCAAGTATCTCGCAATCTGGTAGAGAGTTAAACTCACTCCCAGACGGGCTTGCACGGACGCCACGACCTCTGGTACGAAACCAGGGCCGAGCCATCCAACGGCGATCCCAGCCAGGGAAAGAGGATTAACCTCCAACCCTTTATGGTAGAACCGTTTTGCAAACTCGAGAGATGAGTTAGTGCTAATGATAGACTTGTGAAAGCCTATCTTAACACCAATCATCTCCATGAGAGATACGTATTGAGCGGCAACATCGCGATCAACGATCACGACATCGTCGCCCAGTACGGCGTACCACGGAAACCATACTCTATGTCCCACTTTCCAAGCGGAAAATTGGACCAAAGCATGGTGGGTCAAAGCTAACATTCCCCAAGAGGAATATGCTCCCATTGGTTGACCTACTGTATAACGAACCGTTTGATGACCTGGACCATAAGTGGTCGAATACTCCTTAGGAGTACGGTAATCTCGTTCCGTTAACAGGGCTGCCCAACAGGAAGCATACCCCAAATGGGTGAATGCAGCCAAGACCAATATTTGGAGCTTAATAGGCAATCTATCAGTTGCCGCACTAAGGTCGTAAGACCAGAAGTGCGTCCGACCATCCTCTTTGGCACGCTCCAACAAAGCCTTTACAGGCTTTTGTTGATTGAACGTACCATCCTGCGGTATTAACCGCAAGATTTTATCGAAGATGAATCGGTGCAAAGGATATAAAGCCCATTGGGTCCAAATATCTACCATGGCAACAATCCGCTTCTTTCCGGGTTCTTCAACCACAGAAAGAGCTCCGACATGGTATTGCGGGATCCCCCCAGCATAAGGAACGGACTTATCCCAAGTAGGGACTTGTCCGGCCTTAGACTGGGAACCAAAACAAAGCTCACTCCAGCGCGTCGAGGTCTTTACGACCTCTTCGAACCAGGGGAGCCAAGTTAAGGAAGATCCACCTGTTTGTTCACGAAAGTGTTCAAGCAGGCTGAATAGAGCTGGTCGCGAATGAATCGCGATCATATCTATCCACGCATTACCCACAGCGAGCAATTTGCTGTAGGTTGAGTTGGGTCCCGAGGTAAACATCCATTTCCACATAGGAGAAAGGTTTACCAAGCGTATCGGTCCGGCAAGGTATCCTGGAGACGACTTTCGTTGTCCCCAGAATCCCGAGTCTTCCCGATCTCTGACACCTAGGTATGGTTTGACCCCAAACCGTCCAATCCAAGTAAGGAAACTTCCACGAAGGAAGTCTTCAAACTCAGAAAGGAAGGATGAGGAAAGAACCACCCCAGGTGCAGTAACGGTAGCCAATGATAACTTCCCCTTGAAATCCAATACTCTGTAAAGAGAAAGGATCCCAAAGTAGAAGATGATCACTGGTCTATCGCCGCGAAGTAACCTTTTCCGGTGGATAACGGGAATCCATCTCGGAACCCCCCGGTTAGTTACGGCTACTGCTACACCAGCCTCCCGAGAGTCGCGCAATCTTGAACCAGAGACTAATCTCTGGATAAGCAATAAATTTGCTTTTAAGAAGAGAGCGAGACCCCGAGAGCCTTGGCGACGCTTTAGCTCAACAACCAGCCTAGAGAAATGGAACATGGCCTTTACCCAACCACGGGTTTGTCCACCAACAATCATCGGAGTTGCCCTTACAAGCAACGCCGATAATTGTGAAAAGCTTTTTACAGCTTTTTGCCAAATAGCAGACGCCGTCTTCAGCTGTAAAGCTGATTTCGTTGTCATTGTTAGGTTTGATATTATCTTACCGAGCAATCCCGTTAGGGTGCTATCCTTCAGTTTCCTACTGACCCCTTAAGGTCAGCAGGGCTGCAGGCAGGCGATGAAGCCCAGGTGGTAAACCTCCATGGTTGCCAGAAGCAACTTGCCAATTCTCTAGAGCCCCCCAGGATCCCGAAGGACCCTGGATTTTACGGGTTTCCCCAACTTTCGAGAGATCGACAGCTTTTCTGGTACCATGTTACATCCTCAAGGAAAATCCTTGAGTGAGGTAGTTGTTGCAGAGAGGTTCTGTTTGACCTTAATTTGGGAATTTCACCCGCAGTAATCCGGTTCTGGGACAAAACATCGACACCGAGGTGTTACCTCGTGTCCCCTAGCATCCAGGAATGAATCACTGGATGAAGGAGAGACAACTCCTCTAGATGCATCATCTAGCCCTTAGGGAAGGAGACCCCAAGATTGTCGCTTAATCACGCGTTAGCATGAGAAATTAACTCACTCGTGGCACCTCCTGGTAACAGGACTTTGTCACCGAGCCCTCTTTCGAGG